ATCTTGCACCATACTTATTAATTTCTGATGATTCAGAATATTTTGTAATATTGGTGAAAATAGATGTCTTTACAAAATCTGAAGAAGTTACAAGATTCTGATTATAATATACTCTAGAATCTGTTTCGATATAAAGTATTTTTGCATCAAGAATTTCTGGAACTATCCCAGCAACACTGTATTTTCTCAATTGTGATTTTATATTGTCCTTAATCGCATTTGAAAGAAATGTGCCAAAAGAAGGTTTTATTGTAATAAAAACCTTTCCATATTGTGGAGGTGAAAGTTCTTCTCCACCAAAGACATTTATAGAGTCTGTTTCTGGATAAATCTTTGGAACGATCACTTCATAATCAGATGCAGTAACAGCACGATTCTGTGCTGAGTATAGTCTTGGAGCAAAATTTTTAATAGATGAAACTGATTCTATATCAGAACCACCTTGAGATATCGAATCTGTGGTAATCAGAGATATTCCTGAAGTAACTAAATTAGATCTACTATCTAACAATCTTCCAGAAAAATTAAAAGAATTTACCCCGTTACCATCTTTTCCATTTGTGATTAAATATGCTGCTTCGATAAAGTTATCATTATCTAATTTCTTTCCAATTACTCCATCTCCAAAGATCAATTCGTATTTTTGATCCTGAACTTCCTGAATGAAAAATACCCTTGATTCTGAATCAACTTGCAGAATGTTTGACGAATTTGTGAATTTTTTAGTTCCTGTGCTATTTTGAGAATCTTTTACCAAAACTCTAAGTGTAGAGGTATCAATACTTGAGTTATCTAGAATATATCTTTGATTTGGATTTAGGGAATTGTTGGTAAAAGTGTTTTTAGCATAAGTCCCTTCATATATCTCAATAGAATCAAAAGTTGCAATTCCATTAATTACCGGAACTGTAATATCATCTAATATAGAAAATACATAGTTTTCTGGTCCAAATGATGCTGAAGTACACACTAATCCTTTTTGTAAAGTTACGGTTAAAGGATTATATGGTAAACCTGTTGTATCTACAAAAAAACTAATCGTTGCTCTTGATGCAGTTTTTGATTTGGGAACATATCCAATATTTCTTGCAAGAGAAACCACATTTTCTCTTAGAGTTGCGCTATCAATAAAAACTTCATTACTCACCATATTTGCATTATAAGATGCAATATAGGTATTATATGCTAGAGTATCAATAATTACGGATAGATTGGAACCTTCAAAATCATAATCCGTAAAATTTGAGTTAGACCTCAAATAATTTTTAATGGTAGTCTTAATCTGATCGAAATCTAGATTAGTGAAGTTTACTAGTGCCATTATCGTGTTGGTAGTAATGCAAATGATAATTGTTGAGGTAATGCATCAATTCCCACAATGAAATATCTTATAGTAACGTTAAATTCATTGTTCTCATAATTAGGATTTACATCAACATCGATTAAATCAACCCTTGGTTCATAATTTTCGATCGTATTTTTAATTTCATCCTTAATTGCCGAAGCAGAAATCTGATCAATATTCTCAAATAAACTTTGAGAGATTTTACATCCAATATTTTGATTGAAAAATCTCTCTCCAGGGACTGTATAAACTAGATTTCGGATAGAACGAGATATCGCTGTCTCGTTTTTGACAGCGATTAAGTCAAAATTTAGGGGATTAGACTGAAATGACAGACTAATATCCTTAAAAGCTTTACTAACCCGCTCTAAAGGCATCTAAAAAACAATAATTCTATCTTATTTATCACCCAAAAATAGGTTCTGTACCATATTCCCAGTCATCATAATCATTATCATTGCGGATTTTTTCATGAATTTCCTTCTGAACAGAAAAATCATGCTTTTTAGGTGTCATATCATCATTATTGATCTCACGAAGCATTCTTCCCTTGAAAAATCCATGACCGTGACTGTAATGTGAACCTTCACACTCTTGTGCAGGTGCTTCTAATGACCAATAATCTGTAATAAGACTACTTGTCCCCCACACTTCTCTCATATAATTTGTGTTCCTATCCGGATTTGGGTTCATTGCCATCTGTTTTCTCCTTTTTGAGGTTGAACAGAACTTTTTACGGGGTTTCTATCCCGGAATCAATGCAAAATCCTTTTCTTAGGTAATCTTCATCCTCAATAAATTTTAGATTTTTATCCTTCTTTATATCTTCACCCTTCCAAACTGGAATTGCAACGGTATTTCCATATCTAAAATCTGGATTTCTTCTAAAATGAACTTCAATTAACTTGTTTCCAATAAATTCGCAGTTAATCCACTCATAATCACCAACCAATTCTTCTAATATTGATGGATATTCTACTTTCTTATCTATGATAGACCACTTTTTCCATTTATAATATGGATCTTTACAATCTCTTTCACCTTTGACTACTAATTTTGCTTTTCGATTCTGATAATCAACACTTAGATGTTCTCCTTCAAAGATCTCACACCAAAATTCGGAAGGATGAAAGTGTTCAGTGTCCTTCTCAATCCACTCCTTACGCGAAAATCGCCCCATACCAAGTAAATTAATACTTGGTCGGACGATATAATATCCAGAATATGAAACAGGCACCCCTGTAGGTCCACAGAGATGCCCTAGAAGACGATTTAAAATGAGTTTATTATAAATCCAAAGATCTTTTGGATGTATTGAATTCCATTCATTAGATACTTCTAAATGGTACATCGAAAGAATCTTGTTCTTTATCTATTTACCTTGACCCCGATATTTCTTTTTCTTTCCATTACGAGATGTTGCTGAAAGCAACGTGCGAGCAGAACGCCCTTGACGAGTCTTCTTAGGAGCCGCCGGAGTAAAAATAGTCTTATTAAGTGCCATAAGTTAAATCTCCAATTAAATTACACGAATCTTTTCATGTCCCACACGAATACGTGGATCACACCAAATATCAAATCCAGCATCCTTTGCATCTAAACAGAAGGAAACATCTTCCCCACACATATCTTGTACTGCACCAGACTCAAAAACTTGCATCTTAGGTGCAAACCATGGATACTCAAGATTCTCAAATACTCCATTCTTAATCAACACCCACCCAAATCCTGTATAATCAACAGTGAATGGCTTCTTACGCTTTGAAATGGATTCAACAGTCTCATGATTCATCACTCCACCATTATTGCGGAAATCCTCTTCCTCCAACCAGTGTGCTACTGATGTAGTGCGCCCATCTTCTGTGGCATACCATCCAGCAACAACTTCCTTTTCCTCACCTTCCTCATTCAGAGCAAGATCGCACAATTGCCAGAACTTTTCTGTGTTGAAAACAATGTCCGAGTCAATCCAAAGCTGATAATCATAATTTAACTTACCATCCCATGGAATTTGCTTCGGTCCACGCAATACATTCGCACCAAGACACTTACAACGTGCAAAATTTACCATTGAAGAATAGTCCTGAGAAATCTGAATACTCATACCATTCTGTACCATGTCAAAGCACAATTGTACAAAACTTTTCAAAAACTGAAAAGAACACCCACGACCAGGAAGACAAAATACAATACTCTTCCCCTTCATTCGCTCCTTGATTGCTTCATAATCCCAATCAACAGATTTTGCCACAGTCGGTGCATTCGCTTTTACAGTAAATCCTTTTGCCATTTGTTTAATAAAACCTCAATGTCATTTTAGTCCCAATATTTATATCTGTCAATATGAACTGTCTCGAATCACATTTGCATTCTTTGTTACCTCCTCATACTCTAAATCTGCCCTATGATACTCACTGAAAATTTCTACAAATTTATTCAGCGAATCCCATACAATATCAAATTCTTCCCTACAAAGTGAATGATAGATACACTTATCCTTTGCATATATGTGATAAACTTTTTCAGTCATAAAAAATTTTTCAGAATTTTTTTCTCTGAGTCTCATTTTGAAACTGAATTATATATCACAATTATACAAACGCCCATAAGCATAAAAAACGGAAATCGAAATATCTCAAAAAATCTCCCCGGATATCGTATTAACCATCCCGCAAAGACTACCTTCGAAAAATTCCAATAAGGTTCTCGGTGTCTTCTCATAATACTCTTGGCGGGGTTCTCATGGTTTTTACTCAGCGAAAAATTTTTTGATCCTTATAGTTCTCTCGCGTTTTGTCACCTCTGTAGGTTAGGGTAGTTTTGAATTCTTATACGGGCACGCCCGCCTATAAGAATAAACAATTAATCGCATATACTGCTGATACGAATAACGAATAAACTGCTTATTCGTGATATAACGAA